TCTTTGCGTATTCAACGGTATAGACTAATTCCCATCTATATCCAGATGTCATCTCACCTTCACCCTGAGCAATACCTTTTATTTCTAAATCAGATGATACCATTACTGAAAAATCTTCTTCATTTGGGAAATCACCTCTATCTAATTTGAATACAGGTGTTTTACCGTATCCAGCACCTTGTTGAGTAAAACGTGTTTTGGACCAATTAGAATATCCTGAATTGTATTGTCTTCTTAAACTATTGGATTTTTTTGGATTGTACTCATCACTTTCAAAATACTCAGGTGTTCTACCCCTCATAACCGTTTTCCTTGTGGTATTTTGGAACTCTTCCTGTGTTTTATATAAATTTATGTTATGTGACTGAAATGTAATCTCTTTATCGTTTACTTCACTGTATTTATTTCTGTGTTTTGGGTTAAGGATAACTATTTCAGGTAAACTTATTCTTTTTAATGTAGTTACGAAATCTTCATCATCCACTAACTCATCTTTTAAGATAGAATTAAATGTTCTATTTATCTTCTCCCTAGTATATGTAGTTTTAGTCCCTGTTGCATCAGGTACTTGATCCGCATTATCAAAAGTGACCTCTTCCCCATCATCGCCAGGGATAGGTTTTACACCCCCTATATCTCTACCTCTTGGTTTATATGATGGACAGTTCTCCTCTTTTAACTTAACCTTACCAAATTTCTCTTTTAGTTTAGGTACTAAATCAGGGTGTTTTTCTGTCAGTTCGTCCCATTCACAAGTAAAAATAATTGGGGTGACCTCTCCGTTTTCATATCTATACCAACCAACATGTTCAATCGGTTTACCGTCATTGTCTGTTTCGAACATTGCTGTCCAAGGTGCAATTACTTCCTTTTGATCCACACTAGAGACGGTTTGTTCACTTCTGTTGTCGTCAACAATAACATCACCAGGTTGTATTTGTGTTACCTTAACAGTGTTCTTATTTTCTCCATCAACTTTTATAACTGATTGTGATGTACTAAATGTCATCTCCTCACCATTATCTAAAGTTAAAACAATTTTTTTAGATTTTTTTGTGGGTTTACCTGGTTCAATTTCTTTCTTTGGGAGTTGGTCTGGCCTTAACGGCATTTCGTCTAACTCCTTAGATTCGTCAAAACCTTTATACCCAGGTCGTCTTATAGTGGTTAGATTCTCACCAATAAGAGTCAAAATATCTTTTTTACTTAATTCTTCCATTAGATCGTTTTATATATAAATACTTTATTTATTAGTTTAAACCTTACAAACTAAAACTTTCCCCACATCCACAGGTTCTTGATGCGTTTGGGTTGATCCATTCAAACCCTTTACCGTTTAAACCACCTTGGAAATCTAACACTGTTCCCGCTAAATAAAGTAGTGAAGGTTTATTAACAACCACCTTTATTGCGTCCACTTCAAAGACACTATCACCCTCATTTATTTTATCATCAAAGTCCATTTCGTATTGTAATCCACTACAACCTCCACCACTTACACCAACCCTGAGATTGTGAGTGTCGGGGGTTATACCTTCATCCATCATTAGACCCACTATTTTTTCTATTGCTATTTCTGTTACGTCTACCATATTATAAAATATACGAAAAATAAAAATTTATAACAAATCATATTTCTCTTTAGTCCACTTAACTTGATCATAAATTTTCATACGTTTGTTGAGTGTGTTTATTGCACTTTTAAAATCAGAAGGAGTGGGGGAATTTGCCTTACCGTAACACATGGTTTTTTTACCTTTACGATACTGTACATCTACCCATCTTTTACCCTTCCTTAAAGATATAAATATCGACGCGACACCGTGAACAAACTGATTACCCATACAATTTTTCATTATATGACCCTCCACTTTAAACTCTTCTTCTTTAGATAGTAATTTTGGTTGGTAGGTTACATCTCCGATCTTTATTGGTTGTTCAACATGTTTCACAAATTCATCGGGAAAAAGGTATCTAACTCTGTACCCCTTCTGTAAATATTTTCTTAAGGATTCCCATTCTTCAAATAACGTATCTAATTCAGAATCCTTTGTTGCGGTAAATTTCAATTCAATACCTCTCTTTTCAATCTTGTTTCTTAATTCAAACAAACGAAATAAAGACATAATCAAAGTACCATCAGATGTAAGATCAGTATTTAATCTTAACCCCTCCTCTTCCCATCTTTGTATCAACTTAACCATGTTCCTTTTCTCTGTTTCATTTTTAAGTGGGTGTACTTTCCTGTTGGGGGGTGCCTTATAACAATGTAAATGCCAATCTATCCTATTCATATAATCAATGTAGTTGTCACCAAATAATTTACTAAAATAATTAAGTGTTTTGATTATAATGGGCATCCCTTCACTATCATTATTTATGGAACTAATAAATTGTCTGTTTTTAATACCGTATTGTTCTAATACCGCAGGTACAAACTTACGATCATTGGTTTTTAAATACTTTTGTTTAGGATAATCCTCTTGTATATCTATGTAAATCAAATCGTGACCTTTGATGTTCTTTTTGTCTAAGTGAAAATCAACTATAAGGTCGTATAAAGGATCTATCTCAACTTTATTGTACCCCTTTTTTGAAAGGTACTCATCTTTTATTCTAGGTTGGATTATTTTCCTTATTAGTTCCCACGCCTCTTCAGTCTTCTTTTTGTACCGACTACCCCAACTTGACCCTTTTTTAGAACCCCCGAAAAAACCAACACTTGTTATATCCTCCAACTGTGAAAACTTATTCTTGGAGGTCCTTCCATTGGAGGATTTCTTATCCCCTAAAAAACCTTTATTTGTTGTTTGTGAGAACACATGGAAGTCAGAGGTTTTTAAATCAATCGTTAGTTTATGTTCTGTCTCAACTCGTCTTCTTAACTCGAACTCGGTTTCATTGTTTTCGTTGAACCTCATATAGGTAAAAAGGTAAAAGAGTTCTACCATCAATACATCATCGTAATGATATATATCAATAGAACATTTCTCCTGACATTTACCTTTATCTGTTTTCTTGTTTTGTTTGTAATTGAAAACCTTTTCCACACCAATAATTTAGGTGAAAAAAAAATAATTGTGTAGTGTTATTTTAGTAATTTATATAGGTATTTATAATAATATTTATAAAATTATGGCATCAAATAAAATTAAACCTTCTTCTAAAGAATACATGAGAGATTCTAAAGGTAAAATAATGAACAGTAAGTGGTACTACAAGCACCATACTACTTCCAATACTTCTACTGAAGAATTAAAAAAACTGTACGAATCTCCCTCATATAACAAAAAAAAGAATATAATTAAGAAAGAACTTATAAAAAGAGGAGTTCTGTAGGGTTTTAAAACGAAAAATAGTTAACTATTATTTCACCCATATTGTGTGATGGTACCACGTAACTAAAACCGTGTGTTTCACATATACGGATAACCCCATCTCTCATGGGTTTACTATTACCTGTGATTATTGTTAGACTGAATGTCCCACTATTAGATCTAATTAATAACTCATCTTCGACAAGAATGAACGCTTCCGTCCTGTTTAGTCCATGTAAATCAATAACGTTACTTCTCACCAATTATTCTTTTTTGGTCTTTTATTGAGTACTCAAATATTAGGTTGTATATGTCTTTAAGTAATTGTGGTGGTAAACCATCATCATTACATTTAGTTTCAAGTCTTCCGTAAATTTCTTCTTTACGCTTCTCACACATATCCGTAATGTGGTATTCTCTTTTTAACTTACCTATGAGGTTAGTATCGTTAAATCTTTTTTTAATACAACCATACAACGCATCATCCAAAACATCAATCTTTCTTCTTAATATGTCTAAACGAAAATTATAATTATTCTTTTGTTCCATATTTGTTTTTGATTTTGTCAGATAATGGAACGGAGTCCCCATTTTCATCTATCCTTACAAATCTTATGTTAGTTTGTAATATAACCGTTTGATTACCTGAGTACACATTATGGGCTCTCGCCTCTAAATAAAACGTAATTGACGTGTTACCAACATGAACTACATTTCCATAAATCTTAATTAGTTGTCCTTCCTTAGCTGGTTTTTTGAATATACATTTATCAATCATGACAGTAACCATTCTTGGTGTGTCACATATCTCCATTGCATATGCAGCACCAGCAGCGTCTAACCATGCTAGTAGTTTACCACCAAACAAGTTAGCGTGAAAACCTAAATCTGATTTCTTTATTGGGTGTGTTGTTATTAATTGCATTTAATTACTTAGTGGTGCTTTTATTGGTGGGTGTGAATGATAATGTAATAACTCATAGTCAAAATCACCGTTCATAATATCGGAACTAAGTAATTTCAATTTTGGTAGGTGGGGTTTAGGTTCTCTACTTAATTGTTCTTCCGCCTGTTCCACATGATTCAAATATAAGTGGGTGTCACCTAAATTACCTATAAGGTCTTCGGGTACCATATTTACTTCTTTAGCAATTAGATGTAGTAACATCCCATAAGATGCTATGTTGAATGGTAAACCTAAAAACGTATCAACAGATCTCTGATTCCAAGATAAGGATATGGATCTATTTGGTACCCCCATCGCATCCATATGTTCACTAAAATAATCTGAAGATTTGTTTATAGAACCTCTATTGTGGTAGTCAATTCTTTCATCTAAATTTAATTCTCTGGTATACACTTGGAAACCATAATGACAGGGAGGTAAAACCATTTGACTTAACTCTCCAACATTCCATGCCGACACCATCAATCTTCTACTATCAGGATTAACTTTAAGTTCATTAATTAAATTTGAGATTTGATCTACATAATATGGGTTAACATTACTATCATATCCAAACCAATGTCTCCATTGTTTTCCGTAGATAGGACCTAACTCACCCCATTGATCTCTAAATTCTTGATCTTCATTGAAATCCTCCATGAACTCCTCTATAGTGAGGGGTTCAATAGTATCGTCATCTTTAAAATTATAGTTGTAAATGTTTAAGTAATTTTTATATGCATCACCATTCCAAATTTTACAACCATTGTCCACTAAGTATTTGATATTAGTATCTCCTTTTAAAAACCATTTTAATTCAGTCATTACGGATTTGACCGCCATTTTTTTAGTTGTTAGTAGAGGGAAACCATCGTTCATGTTATGTCTTATCTGTCTACCAAACACAGATAATGTACCTGTCCCTGTACGATCATTCTTCTTTACTCCGAAATTTAATATATCATCCAATAATCCTTGGTACTGTGCATCTAACTTATTCATAATTAATTATTTTATAAAATTGTACGTTTTCCAACCTAATCGATAATACAATAACGACGCTCTTCTGTTCCAATCGTCGGTAACACCGTACATAGATTTAAAACCTCTTCTACTCTCCTCCTCGAAAAACATATAACACATTATATAACCAGCGTTATTAGGTCTGTCTTTCTTATCTAAATTGACAAAACACCCACCTAAGTAAGTTTCATCATCTTCTAATTCTTGATCAACATCAATCCAATTATATGTAAAATTAGGGTTACCCCAATTCCACCCAATACACTTATCTTTATAATAAAATAAATAAGTATACGATTTTGATTCAAACCTTTTAATGACTGTTTCTACCGTAGGAGCATCATCCCAATCAGGTATTTGTTTTATAATTAAGTTAGATACTTTAGTGATGTCATCAATAAACGTTTTGTAATTATTTACATCAACATATTGAAGAGAATAATATGACGGAGTCTTACGTGACGTTAGGTCCCCATCGACCATTCTGTATTGTACTATTTTATCTACATCTACCATTAAAGGTTATCGTTCAACTATTTCTGATTTTTAGATTTAAATCTATTTGATTCTGATGTTTTACTATGTTTAGTTTTTCTACCTTTTACACGTTCTCTCCACATCTTAAATGATGACTCTTTCATATGAGTTCTCATTATCTTACGAACCTCATTCTCTTTAATACCGAATTGGAATTCTATAGCTTCAAAGGGGGTCCTATCTTCCCATGCCATTTCTATAATCCTATCTAAGTCTTCTATCTTCACTTTAAATCTTTCCTAATATCATTTTTTACCACTCGTAAATATTTTGCTCGTTTCTTCGCATCTACAAATGGTACTGACCAAAATTGTTTTGTTTTTCTCCACCTACTCAATTTCCATCCAAACACAAACGTGTAAACCCCCATTACTAATCTTAACTTAACTGAATTAAGATATAAAGTAACAACAGGTAACATCGGTGCACCATGTGTTATATAGGTCCTAACTTTCTTATCACTAAGAAATGGTTTTGGGTAAGCATACTTACCAAACAATGGTATGAACTTATATGCAAAACCTGGTGTGAGTACCTCATCGAAGAATGTCTCAGTTTTAGGGGTAAGTCTAAACCACCAAACAGGTGAAACAAAATAGATGTGAGTTGACCACTTAACTAATTTTTTATATCCCTTGATTAACTCGGTTCTATCACGATGTAATTTATCATCATATAAATCAATAATCTCAAACTCTTCTTTATATCTGGTTAACTCTCTTACGATAGTTTTGAAAATACCATTGTAACAAAATGATTTTTTATCGGGATGTCCTATTACTATTAAATGTTTTTTCATTTCCACAACACTTGAATTGAAATTAGAACGAAACATAGTCCTAAACTAATGATCGTTTTTAAATCTATACCTTCTTTAAAATAGATGTTTACAAATATTGCATATTGTAACATACCAATACTGAAACCAATAAATCTAGCGGGCCATAGTAATCCGTCCATCGCGTCCACAGTGTACTTAGTACCCCATATAAAGAAAAAAGATATAATTATACCTGTTGCAGCAACAACCACCTCATTCTCTTTGAAACTCTTCCAAATGAACTGACCGTTTAATTGGTAGAACACCATAATATGTCCTATTAAAAAATATACTATTCCGAGAATTAAGTCGTTGTACTTTGTCATGTTTAAAATATACGTAATTTAAATTTAAATATCAACTAATTATAGATATGGCAGTAATAATTGATGGTCAAGTATTTTACGCAGAATACATGACAACCCCCGACCAAATAAAACAGGGTATGATGGGTCGTAAAGAACTAAAGGGTTGTATGGTTTTTGATATGGGTAAGGGGTACCACAGTTTCTGGATGCACAAATGTCTAATTCCTTTGGACATTATATTTGTCAATAAAAATGTAATAACGAATATACACTTAGATTGCCAACCATGTGATTTAGAATGTGATAAGAGATATACAGGTATAGGGGATCATGTAGTAGAATTCCCTTCAGGTACTTGTAATAATCTTAAAGTTGGTGATCGTGTGAATCTAAATTACTAAACTCGTAAGGTACTCTAGGTTTACGTTTTTCAAAAACCCAAAAATAAGAGTGATATTTTCTGGCGTGGTGCTGTTTCTTCCACTTAGTTCCGTTAAATGCATTTACTCTAACGTTGGATGTCAATACGAACATATCTCTTGGGTAAAACCCTAAAGAATATGCCATATTCATTACCATGACGTGACTGAAATGTTGTTTACCACCAGAAACCGTATCTTGACATTTCATAACCACAAAACCACCTTTCTTAGTGAGTCTATACAACTCTTTAAGTGTATTGTAATAATTTTCTTTTAGGTCATTATATGTTCCATAACCTTCGAATCTTTTTGCTATAATAGAACTATTTGGTCCATTCTTTTTATAACCCTTACCACTACCAACAATAATAAATGGGGGATCGTACATAATCGCACTCATTGATTCATTTTCAAATGGAAGATTCTCAGAATCCGACTGAATGACATGTTCATAATGTGGAATTAAATCCGTCTTATGTGTGGGGTCTGGTAACCCCTTCCAAAAATTACCTTTAGAGTAAGTACAATCTAAATCAAACTTCTCAATACCGTAGAGATGCATTATGTTGGTTATGGTTTCAAAGTTAGAGTTGTAAACACTCTTTACCATTTTAAAATCTTTTTGTACTTCTTCCATTCTATTCTGAGTTTGATTATAATAAAATATACATAAAATAAATTAGAAAAGAAACCCCCCCTAAAGAAAATAAGTGGGATTTTTTATTTGAGTTAACTATTGATAAATCATTTTAAAATATTTATACTATACAAGAAGTAGTGATACTTTTTAATAAACCAAATAATTATTATAAAACACTTTATATTATGGGATGTGGATGTAAAAAAAAGAAAACACAACAGACAACCAGTCAGACAACTAAAATTATTCAACAGGAACCGAACAGTCCTGTAATAGTAAAGGTAGAAGAGGCAAAGAAAAATTCGTAGTCCACGTACGTGGATTTATGAATCTAATTAATACCACAGTATTATTCTGCAGTGGTATTTTTTTGATATAAACTATATATATAGAAATATATACAAGTATGAGTAAAGCAAAGACAAAGTTAACTACTGTTAACGTTATAGAAAACACTTACAAACAATTCAGAATCAAGACGATAGAGACTGATGGACTTAACTTTCAAAAATTGGTAAATCGTTCTTTAGATTTATATAACACCAATGAAGAATTTAGAGGTCTAATTGATAGTCATAATGTTTTAGCCGTTAGTGGTTCAAGATTTTAATTTATGAGTAAGAAAAAGATTTTACTTTTATCTGACGACATGAGAATGACTTCAGGTGTGGCGACCATGTCAAAAGAGATGGTTATCGGTACAGTCGATAAATTTGATTGGGTTCAATTAGGTGCGGCAATAAAACACCCTGAATTCGGTAAGATTGTAGATCTTAATAATGATGTTAGAAATAAAACTGGTGTCAAAGATGCAAATGTAAAAATATACCCATCTAATGGTTATGGTAATATCGAAAGGTTAAGAGAATTAATCTCTATAGAGAAACCTGACGCAATATTACATTTTACTGACCCACATTACTGGCAATGGTTGTACGATAACGAACATGAAATAAGACAACAAGTACCAATTTTCTTTTATCATATATGGGACGATTTACCAGATCCTTATTACAATAGAGATTACTATGAATCTTGTGATTGGTTGGGGTGTATCTCCAAACAAACCTATGGAATTGTTAATAGAGTTGGTATGTCTAAAAGGGAAAGTACTCACAACCCATTGAAAAAGTGGCAGGTAAGTTACGTACCTCACGGTATAAATCCAGACACATTCAAACCCGTAGAGGTTGATGATGAGATGAAAAAATTTATTCATGGTGACAAAGACTATGATTTCATATTATTCTTTAATAACAGAAACATCAAACGTAAACAACCATCTGATGTAATTTATTCATACAAAACATTTTGTGATACTCTTTCAGAAGAGGATGCGAGTAAGTGTTTACTCCTGATGCATACAAGGTCAATAGATAAAAACGGTACTGACTTGGTTGCTGTCGTCAATGAATTATGTCCTAAGTATGATGTTAAATTCACCAACGATAAATTCGATCAGGATAAATTAAATAGAATATACAACACAGTAGATTGTACAATAAACATTGCTAACAATGAAGGTTTTGGTCTAACCACCGCAGAGTCTGTAATGTCGGGTACCCCAATAATAGTAAACGTCACTGGTGGATTACAAGATCAATGTGGTTTTAAATTAGATGGTAAACCACTAACTGCAGGTGATTACATTGATATAGGTACACTTCATGATCCTAAAAAATGGGAAGATAAAGTTACTCACGGTGAGTGGGTTAGTCCTGTGTGGCCCGCATCTACAACTCTTAACGGGTCAATTAATACACCTTACATATTTGATGATAGGATAAATCATTATGATGTTGTTTCATCAATACAGAAGATGTACGATTTAGGTAGAGAGGAAAGAAAAAGAAGAGGTCTTGTAGGTAGAAAATACATGATAAAGAACTTTTCAACTAAAACTATGTGTGAATCATTAATTAAAGGTATGGAGAACGCCTTAACTAAATTCACACCTAAGAAAAATTTTGAATTATTTAAAATAACATAACTATGAACACTAAATTAATCGATATGCTAAGAACTAACGCCTTGGCAGAAAAATCAAAAGCGTTATTAACTTTAGATCTTTTAGGTAACAAAGGATCAGGTATTGGGGATCACTCAACAGGTGACTTCTATAAAAACGCAGAGGAGGCGTTATCAATGTTGGTTGATGCTGATGATAAATTATCAACCTTAACGAAATATTTTCCTCAAGAGTTTATAAATAAACAAACCGAAGATTAAATCAACATGATTAAACAGAAACTATTATTTAGAGGACCAGTCAAAACTTTAAGTGGTTACGGTTCACATTCAAGAGATTTATTGAAGTCCTTATATGATATGGATAAATTCGATATCTACATTGATAGTTGTAATTGGGGAAAGACCCCTATGACCGCATTAGAACCTGAAGTTAATCTATTTCATTCTTGGATCGAAGAGAACATAATAGATAGTTTAGATTTTCATCCTGACATATATGTTCAAGTCACCGTACCTAATGAATTTCAAAGAAAAGGTAAGTACAATATTGGTATAACCGCAGGGATAGAGACCACCGCAGCACCTAAGGAGTGGATAGATGGGATAAATAGGATGGATAAAGTTATAACCACATCGACGTTTTCGAGAGATGTGTTATTACAAACAGTTTATAATGAAACAGATAAGGTCACAGGTAAATTAATATCTCAACATAAAGTAAACGTAGATTTAGACGTTCTTCATGAAGGTGTGGACACTTCAATATACTATGAAAAAGAATCCAACTTAAAATTAGAATTAGAAAACGATTTTAATTATTTGTTTGTTGGTCATTGGTTGAAGGGTGATCTCGGTCAAGATAGAAAAGATGTGGGTATGTTAATTAAATGTTTTTGTGAATCATTCAATGATGTGGAAGACGCACCAGGATTGATTTTAAAGACGTCTAGTGCTAACTTCTCTATTAAACAAAGGGAAGTTATGAGAAAAAAAATACAAAGAATTACATCAACCTACAGTAACCCACCTAACGTATATCTATTATTTGGTCAACTAACTGATGATGAGATGAATGATTTGTATAATCACCCCAAAGTAAAATCTATGGTAACACTAACAAAGGGTGAGGGTTTTGGTAGACCCCTATTAGAATTTTCCATGACGGGTAAACCAATTATTGCATCTAACTGGTCAGGACATAAGGATTTCTTACCGATGGATAAGGCAATAATGTTAGGAGGTAAATTAACTAAAGTACATGAGAGTGCTGCCGATGATTTTATACTTAAAGAGTCAAAATGGTTTACGTGTAATTACAATGAGGTTGTTGAGGTCTTTAAAATAGTAGAAGAGAAGTACGATGAATTTTTAGATAAATCTAAAATACTCAGAGATGAAAATAATGAAAACTTCTCATTAGAGTCCACAACAATTAGATTTGAAGAAATTTTAAAAACAGTAATAATAAACGAGGTTAAACCAAAGAAAACTAAATTGGTTTTACCTGAATTAAAAAAAATAGATTAATAGTATGAAAATTTTAGTAACAGGAGGGAACGGGTTTATTGGTTCCAATTTAATCAGTAGATTAATGGATGAGGGTCACGAAGTGTCCTCAATTGATGACCTATCTACGGGATTAAAAGAATACGAAATAGATGGGTGTGATTACCATTACAATGACATCGAACAAATCAATTCGATAGGTGGTAATTTTGATATATGTTATCATTTAGCTGCGTTGTCAAGAATACAACCCTCGTTTGATGACCCTACTGAAACATTTAGAGTTAATGCTGGTGGTTGTCAGTATGTTGCTGATTGGGCTAAGGAAAACAATATTAAAGTGGTTTATGCGGGTTCCTCCTCAAGATGGTGCAACCCTCAAACATCTCCGTACGCAACTTATAAGAGAACAGGTGAAGATATATTCAAAATGTACAGAACCGCTTATGGTTGTGACTTCGAGATCTGTAGATTTTATAACGTGTATGGTCCTAACGAATTGGTGGATGGTACATGGGCTGCAGTGATAGGTATATGGAGACACCAAGTATCAAAAGGGGAACCTATTACGATAGTTGGTGATGGGGAACAAAGAAGAGATTTCACTCATGTTATTGACATCGTTGACGCACTTTATAAAGTGGGTACAGGAAATGAAAAACATGAAGATGCATGGGAATTAGGAACAGGTATGAATTACTCAATAAATCAAGTTTACAATATGTTTACTGAAAGGTTTGGTGATCACCCAAAAATTAATATACCTGATCAACCAGGTAATTATAGATCCACTAAAAGAGAGAATGACGATACTTTAAATAAATTAGGTTGGTCACCTAAAGATAGATTGGAAGACTATATAAAAACCTTATAGATGAAAATTAGTTATGCTATAACTGTCTGTAATGAATTCGAGGAAATAAAACGATTGGTTGAATTTCTACTTAGAATTAAAAGACCTAAAGATGAGATAGTCATTTTGTACGATCATAAAAATGGTTCTGAGGAGATTGCTGAATGGTTAATTAAACATAATAAGTTACCTAACTTCCAAATGTGGAGAGGTTTCTTTGAAGGTCATTTTGGTGAGTGGAAGAATGAACTTTCAGATTACTGTAACGGTGATTATATTTTTCAAATCGATGCAGATGAAATGCCTCATACAAATTTAATTAATTACCTACCAACGATACTTGAGGCCAACCCTAAAAACGAAGTATTCTTAATTTCAAGAGTAAACACTGTTGAGGGTTTGACGGAAGAGCACATTAAGAAGTGGGGATGGAATGTAAACTCAAAAGGATGGGTTAATTTTCCTGACACACAAACAAGAATATGGAAAAGAGAGGGTAGGATAAGATGGTATGGTAAGGTACATGAAAGGTTAGTAAACTATAACACGTACACCAACTTACCTGAGGACGAAACATTTTCACTAATACATCATAAAGATATTAAGAAACAAGAAAAACAAAATAACTATTATGATGAACTACAAAGGTGATTTAATAGTAAGTAGATATAGAGAAGACATATCTTGGTTATCAGAGTTTTCTGATTATAGAATTTTCTTATATAATAAAGGGGAACCTATCGAAGGTTCAATTAATTTACCTAACGTTGGTCGAGAAGGTAACACCTATCTAACCCACATAATAAAAAATTATGATAATTTAGGTGAGTGGGTATTCTTTACTCAAGGACACCCATTTGATCACGTTAGAAATTACAAAGAGGTTTTAAAAGAGTTTCCAAATATTACCAAATCAGTGGTTTTTGAAAAACCTAATGAGTTACTATTTTTTAGTGATGGACCCTTTAAAAGAGTTTTACATTCGAGACCAAACGGGACTCCCCATCACGGAGGTATGGACATAAATGGTGTTTGGGTAGAACTATTTGAAAATCCACCTCTTGAACTATATCCATTTACCGCCGGTGCAATATTTGCGGTTAGTAGAGACACTATCAGAATGAGAAGTGTGGAGTTTTATAAAAGGGCTAATGAATTATGTGTCAATAAAGTATTAGGTCCGTGGATCTTCGAACGACTATTCATTTCAATATTCGATAACACCAATAAGTAATGGATATCTCTTTAGTACTTGCCGTTTTTAATAACTTAGATTATACTAAGAATACACATAAAAGGATTAGGGATATATACCCTGATGCCCCTATGGTTATTAGTAGTGGTGGGTCTACGGATGGTACATTAGATTGGTTACAGTCTTTGGATGATGATAACCTTTCCTACATACATGATGACGATCAATTAACTTTCTCAGACAATTATAATTCGGCGATCAAGTTAGTTGATACTGATAAATTGGTTTTGATTCATAATGATATGGTGATCGGTAAGAATTTTTTAGAGAATTTATCAGAACTAATTGATGAAAAGTCTCTCATCACATATACCACTATTGAACCCCCTATTTTTAAGGGACATAAGAGACCTGGTAAAGTTATATTAGAATTGGGTAGAGGGTTTAATGATTTTAATTACCACTTGTTTGATCAATACGTTGACAAAGTTAAGGAAAGAAAGGAATTAGTTAATGGGGCCACATTTTTTATGTCGGGTTATAAGAAAACATTTATTGATGTTGGTTTATTCGATGGTTTTACTTTTGACCCTTTTTTCTGTGAAGATGATGATTTCATTATTAGAGCCAAATTAAAGGGTTACCTACTTAAAACAACTGAATGTGCCGTAGTATATCATTTTGTTTCTAAAACCAGTAGAGTATTAAGGTCCGAAGAAAGTAAATTAAGTGAACACAGAAACATACGTAACTTTATACGTAAATGGGGGATTACCATACCCACTTTTAATGAACTGTATTATTGGGAGGACGAAATTTTTAATTACCCCACTTTTAATATGGGTATTAAATTGAGGAGTGATAGACACCTATATAAGTTGGAACCTTATTTTGATAAATTGTATTTAGGGGGTACCACACCCACTGAATATATTGCAAACGAACAACCTAATACCAACTACGATTTAAGATCTAAATTTCTATTAACTGATATGGTGGATGTTACGATAATCGAGACCGAACCAATGAACGAAGAAGATCTTCATGTAATAAACAAAATCCGATTATCAATTCCACACTACGATGTAGGGGAATATCAAATCGGAAATTTGAAAATTGTGATTAAAAGAAAAGTTTAATTTATCCTACCAAATTAAATAGGATGTTATATTGGTCTTTGGTTTTACCCGCATCTTTAAGATCTTCTTTAGTGATTACAGGATGATCCAACTCTATCTCCTTAGATAGTAACTTATTATATTCATTCAAGAATTCTACATACTTAGGATTTTTAACCGTTTCTGTTTTCTTTCCCTTTTTTTGTTCTACTGTAGGAGTAATTTGTATACCACCCTCTTCAGTTTTTTCACCAAATTTTTCAATTAGTTCGTTTCTTAATTCATCAACCTTAGTTCTTTCTTCTTTTAATTTATCAGACAATTCTCTGAGTTCGTATTTTAAAAGAATTGATAATGGTTGTGATGCAAAACCTTCATAGATAACTTCACCATTTTGAGGATTGGTATATCCGTTTATTTCTGCATCTAATTGTAAGATTTGATCGATTGTTAACTTTGTTGACATAATGTTATTTTTTTAGAAATATAGTTTATTTTAATTTAAAAGTCAAGTCTAAAACACTGTAGACTATCATAATTATTGTCCATACCGAAATGGATGAGATATATTTTTTTATGGGAGTACCAAAATATTGTTGTCCTATGTAAACACACTTATGTGTTGGAGATAATAAATAACCTGAGTAACACATTGTAAATAAGAAAAGAAAATATTCAATACCCACTATTGAGCTGACTATTGAAACTATTCCCGCGTATTTACCTGATGACCCCAATAAGAACGAACTCAAGAAACATAAACCTCCAACCAAAAAAATATTATAAGTTGTGGTAACCCCCTCTAAATATGTTTTTATTTGTTCATTGTATTGAGATATGAAATTAGAAAATACAATCACAACCCCTACACTAATTACCAATTTCCAATTGACGTGTTTAAGTAATTTACCCCACGAGTTAGAGTAACTGACTAAGTACAGAGTAAAACCACAAAATAAAGGTAAATAACGATCCGTAAGACCCGATAATACCAATGTTAGTATGAACGGTAAGAATATAAGATAAACGTTCTTATAATTGATCTTATGGATTTTTGGTATTTCTATATTACCGTCTTCAAATTTATATATAAAACCACATATAACTAATAAAGATATAATTAAAAGTGGATACAATATATTGATTAGTTCTCCATAAGTTACACCTAATATCGCCATAGGTATGATTACCGTTTTCTCTAAAGGTGACCATATGTAATAGTGGTGTGTTGATAGGTAATCTATGATACCATAATTCTCCCTACCCCTCTTATCTTTTGGGGCAATTGTATCGAGTATTCCCGCAGAAACCGCAACCCTACCAGGTATCGGTAAAACCCCACCAAATAGTGAAATTAGAAATAAAACTATTTTCTTTGATTTCACTGTCTTTAGTAAAAGACTAAATACGTCAGTAAGGTATCCCTTTTCTTTTAGGATTCCCGTTATGACCATAATGAATCCTAAGTAAAGTAGGAAGTCTTGGTTTTTAATTAGAATCTCCATCCAAAAATAATGGTATTTCTAAACTTCTTCGCATCTTCATTAAGACCTGGCAGTAATTCAAAGTTTACATATGCATTACCGTTAAATCTATATTGTAGTGCGGGTCCAACATACCATTCATTTGAACCATCTACATCGTTATGTCTAAACATGTTAGACAGACCTATCGTTAAATCATCATTTATTACCTGACCATAAGATGCGGTATAAGCGTACTCTCTTTTTTGGTCTTCTCGTGTTGGTGCAGTATACGCCTCATAAATTAAGTTTACGCCCCATATTCCTCTTTTACCAATACGATCACCTAAAAGTAGTTTTGGTTCTATACCTTGGTATTTACCATCCAATAATTTGTGTTCAAAGTACAAAGTTGGATTACCCCATATCTTACCCCATTCGGCAAGTGCGTATCTTATCTCCCACGAAAACCCTCTGAAACCGTATGAAGATTCATACCCATCAGATTTATAAACTGTGTGAATATATAGATCCAACTCTAATCTATTAGCTAGACCAAATGCAATCTCATCTCTCATTCTAACTTCTGTTGGGTCACCACCTCTTGGTGTTCTCATATCGAACCATTTTTCATACATCACAGTACCCTTAGGGACCATAATATAAGTTCTGGTTGATGGAAATTTTCTTACTAATGTCCAAGCGGGTTGGTTATTCTCACCCACTAATTCGAATTGACTATACTTTTTGGCTGTAACTACAACCTCGTTTAATTTTTTAACTTGTGTACTGTCTTGTTGACCATTACTAAGTGCTCGTCCCGAGTATTGTGCCGATAATTGATGTGTTCCTAACACTAACAATATTGATAATATTAATTTTTGCATGTATATGTTTTTATTTAGATAAAATATAAATAAAATTTAGACAATAGTCAACTACCTTTCAAATAAAAAAATACCCAATCCATTCCAAAAATCTGACATATCCTCACCACTTGTATAAATTTCTCTTTGATGGGTCACAAATAGTTTTTCCTCGTGTATCACTCGATCTAACGCACCACTGTTCCAATTCCAATCATCCATTATGAGTATTGTTTTGTCTGAGAATTGGGGGATTAATTTTTTAAGTGTAACATACTGATCATGGAATTTAGTATCCCCGTCATAAAATATAATATCTAACTTAGGTAGTTGGGTGTAATCAAATGTGGTATAGTCTGTTTTATAAACGTCAATCTGTTCAGTTTTTCCAAACCTCTTAACATTATTTAAAAAATCTTCTTGTGGTGGGGTGTCAATACCTTGTTTTAAATATGTTGCTAATTTCTGACTCACACCCATCGGCATAAGGTTGGGTGATGCAAAATTATCAATACCTATACTGTGAAGATTATCATTATTGTAGATTGATGAACAAAAAGTTGCTCCTCTGAAGACACCTATCTCCAAATAAGTCCCACCTATTGAACATAGGTTATTTAAGAAACATCTAACTTTGTTACTAGTGATACCGTGAATGTTGAGTACGTCTTGGTTAAGTTTAGAAACCTCTCTATTCCCCCACTCAATGGATTCATCAATGTGTTTAATTAGATCCATTTAATTTCTTTTTTTTGTGTTCAGAGACAATATCACAATAATTACAATCCCAACATTGAAATTTACATTTCTTGATCTTATTTCTCCAACCCCTTAACTCTTCATGAGGGACACCATCTAAATATATTTCTGAGGATTTTGATAAGATGTCCTTACCTTGTGAATAAGATTCCACTATTTCCATAGTTTCATTTAATCTATCAAAACTATCCCTACCATGCATTTTATAGACATCGATATGATTTAGGTATTCATCAAATTCTTTTTTAAATGGTGGTATGGTTGCAGTTTTAAAGAAGAACGCACCGATTTCGTTTTCCCATTTATGTTCACATGTGACTTTTGATATCTCATGGTGAAAATACGGTAATTCGTTAGGTTTTCTTAAGTTATTATATGAGTAGTGTTCATCCATAACGGGACATCTACCTAAACAACCTTCATTTGTTAATAACGCAATCTCAACGTATCTACCATGTTTTTGTTGAAACATGAGTTGTGCTCTTCTAATGTTCTTTAGTTCCTCCATATCCCTCATCAATATTCTATCAACATTAATGTAGTCAAACCCTTGTTCGGCGGAGTACCAAAAATCTTGTGCGGTATTAACCTTCCTGAGTATGGTATTTTTAATATGCATCTCAGGAAAATGGTCCTTTAAACCCATAGCCACCCAATGACCGTGAGGTATCGTCATGGACCTTAAACCTTTATCATAAAGTGGTTTTAAGTTTTCAATAAATAATTTATAATTTTCATATTTGGGAGACACGTTAAAATTATTGAATGTAGCACTAATTTTTATACCTAAAGTCTCCTGTATCATCAACGCATTATCAAAAACTGAATATCTATCGTCTTCATTTATAACAGACCCCATAGCATCCTGAGTAAAAGGGGGTATTCTACAGGTAAAGTATATATCATATATCCAATCCTTATTCTTTTGTAGAAATGGATAGAATACATGTGTGAACGCCTGTTCACTTAACATAGGATTTAATGGTATTGAGAATATTTTACTCATTTTCTAAACAACCTCCACAAATACCATTACATTCTGTTTTATAAAAAACACAATCTAAACAATCTTGTGGTATACTATAATCTTTATGGTTTTCTCGATATAAATCATCGAACTTATCCCTCAATGATAATATATTGTTTTCTCCCGATATTTTCAATACATTATCTATCTTAACTTTATCTTGTAATGGGTAACAGTGTATTGAGGATCCATCAGGGAATATATCTAAAGGCATGAAACCACAAATTTTATCGTAACCTGGTATTTTGAAAGTCGCGAACCCTAAAGAGTTCTCCATAATTGATTGTTTGTTTCCCCCCTCCCACAAACACGGTGGTACTTGACAATCAGAGGTCACTTGAATATTATTGTAAAGTCCAAACTTTAATATCTTAGTAACTTCTTTACCCATTTCTTTATTGTTAATTAGGTAAGTACCTGTTAAATCTAAACCTAACCTTATTGCATTTAATTTACCATCCAAAGCATGATATAACCACTTAATGTATTCAAACATTTTTCTTTCCTTCCAATCGGACGAAAGTGTTATTGCAATAAATAATCTTGAATTGTCCTCAAATCCCCATGTGTTTGCATAGGTTGAGTAAAGTGATAAGTAGTTTTTCTTAAATAGATTTAACCTATTTTTTTCATCCAACTCAGCACCATTAGGTAATATCCACCTAATATGTTTTATGTTGTTTGTTATATAATCTAAGGTTCTTTTACCAAATAGTAAATTACTGACAAGATTAACCTTATAACCTCTTGAGATTATATAATCCATCAGACCCATAAAATTTGAATGTTGTGTGGGTTCCCCTCCAAGTATTGTAACCTCCTCTCTAGATCCTTCAATATCAAAATGATCAAGTAGTTCACCTACTTTTTCTATTGACATCTCACCAAGAGTATGTTTTAGTCTCGCATCTTCTTTTGTGAAACAGAAAGAACAACCTTTAGCACATGTACCATTTATTGCTAAATTCATTTAGTTTTTTTTAGAAATCCATCTTCAGTGTCAATGGGGTGCTCTCAATTCCTTCCTCTTCTCTTTGTTGTTTACTTAAGGAGATACCAAACTTCTCGTGTTTGAGTCTGTGACAATCCGCCAAAGTGACACAATCTTTTACTCTTTGTTCTAATAATTGTTGTTCAAGTAATAAAGTTGCTAATTTTGTATTATAAGATGTTACGTTAGATATTATTTTATCAACCAAAACTTGTTTATCAATACCTCTACCAGATGAAAGTATGTCAATAACGGGTGTTGAATACGAATTATCTAATTGATATGCAAACGCCTCTCTTTTTTGTTCTTCCCAAGTATCCTTTTCTAAGTTAGATGCATCAACCATTAAATCTTTATGTCTCGTATAAAATCTATCTGAAATAACTTTTAATAAAACCACTTTATTAAAAACAACACCTAAATCCCTATCTTCCTGAGTAAGTGTATACTTAACTTTTTCTTCATCAGTTTCTGAAGATTCGGCTAAGACCGGAACCTCATCCATCAGCGATGAATTAGTTCTAATACTAATATAATCTTTGTATATGTCAGCGAAAATGAAACCCTTACCTTCTTCTTCAGTAATTACCGATGCATTTAGTTTATCTAACTCCAACCTCATATCGTCATAGATGTCATCAATACGCCCATAATAGTAATTCATGTAGGACCCAACAACTCGTATGTATCCAGGTATGTTTCCGGTTATTTTAAAAATAATATGTCTCATTATAAAAGTTTTTCAGTATCAGGTTTATCTGCCTCCCCCAACTTTAATTGTTTTCTCAATGACTCTTCTATTGAGAAACTATTTGTAGTTGCGTTTGCCATTAATTGATTAATGTTCTTATCTATAAATACTGTGTAAGAAGAAGCGAGAGATAAAACTTGTTTTTGTTGTTCTGCGGACATCATTAAAATAGAATCCAAGTTACCTGTACCGATCCTACCATATGAAATCATATCTAACATTGCTTGTTTTGCCATCCTAACAGTCCAATACTCATGTTCAAATTTATCTTCTAATTCTTTATTACCGATTACATCAATTAAATCACTACCATCAGGTAGTTTAGCATCGTCAGTATCTAAGAAATCTTTTATTAAATCAATAAAACCTTGTCTCTCTATGTAAGCATCTTTAAGATTTCTTTTAAATTTTCTAAGATCTATTTTCATATCTGAAATTGTGAGATCTACCAACTGTTTTCTTTTAGGGTCTGTTAAAAATTCTTTACTCTCCTCTTGGATTTGTATTTCCAAATCCTGTTTTTTAACGGTATATTCTAAATGTTCTACGGCGTCTTCTCTACCTCTAAGTTCAAGTAACCATTGTTTTAGTTTCGCATAAGGTGTTATTTGTGCACCCCCAACAAAATTTTCTGCCTTGTACCTTGGTAGTGCGAATGAAACTTGTTCCGCAACTTCAATTAACTTAGTATCTAAACCATCTTTTAGGTTGTTGGTTTTTTCATATTTATACTCTTCTTTCATATAATAAAAATTTTACTATAATATAAGTATAAAAAACAATTAAATAAAGTGTTTATTACTATTCTCTCCAACCACAATGACCTGATGAAGTACCAGCGTTTACTGCCGGTGGAAGACCCGCGGGATTTAAAACTCCCGTATCTGTTTGATAGTACATTTTCCAACTATCGTTATTCTGTAAAGAACTACCGTAACAACCTAACATGTATTGCCAATCTTGGCCCATAGCGAAATTCTCTTCCCCACAATTCGATCTTAATTTTGCAACATTACCAATATTCGTATCTGTAGATGTATCCCATCTTCTCAAATTGTAACCACCTTGGTAAGATCCCTCATTACCGGCATAACCCTTACCAACTTTAGATGGAATACCTTTTTGTTGTCCGTGTGCTGACCATGAACTTGATGAACTTGATATAGTCTCCGTAGAGAATTCCATTTTTATACTACTTGTACTCCATCCATATCCATGGGTTTCATTACAAAAAGAACTCGCTCCACCACTACTACTTATCGAGGTTACCCCATAGTTTGTTATTGTCGTTTCATTAGTTAAATTAAATTTATCTACCTCTGTTCTGTTACCCGCAAAAATCCAAGCAAACTCATGTTCTTTCCACATGGTTCCACAATCGGACCTACTATATTGTAAGTCATGGTTAGATTGGTGGGCGTAGTTAGTGTCGGTAAACATGTTGACCGCAGAAGTTGTGTTACTATGTAGAGACGTTGGTCCTTTATGTGCACTATCCGTATTTACAGACCACATAAAAAATATTCTAAGATTACACGCTCCTGATGTGTAGTTTGCGGGATAGTCCAATAACTCACCAATGTGGGTTGTTTGATCAGTTGCGTTGGTTGCCTTATGTACGTTCTTCCAAGGTGATGAGGATTTATATCCACCGGCGATGTAAGAATAATTAATTATTTGTCTGTACTTAAAATTAGTTCCTTCGTTTTGTTGTGCTGAAATTCTTTCCCAACCCTCATCCACATTAGACACACCCGTATAAACCATTAAATAACTTGTGTGTTCTGATGATTCTTCCAAGAATAAAGAACCAGATAATGGGTTCGATGGTCTCTGTGACTTAACACCTTTCGGTGGTCTTGCAGTAACTCTGTCCACTTTAAGTGAACCACTAACGGACATATTTTCGTATATCATATTCTTAAAATTTTATTCTCTCCAACCACAATGACCTGATGAAGTACCAGCGTTTACTGCGGGATTTAACCCACTTACACTTGTTGTACCCGTATCAGTTGCGTATGTAAATTTCCATGAATTATTGTTTTGGAGACCATTATAATTACCTAACATGTATTGCCAATCTTGACCCATAGTAAAATTCTCTTCACCACAGTTACCATCGGGTTTGACAACATTACCTATATTGGTGTCTGTTTGATTACTCCATCTCCTTAAGTTATAACCACCACTATATGAACCTTCATTACCGGCATAACCTTTACCAACTTTAGATGAGATACCTTTTTGTTGTGAATGGTTTGACCAATGAGGGGATGTTGCAAAAGTTTCCGTTGAAAAGTTTAATTTGACACCTCCACTTGAAGTCCAACCATAACCATATAGTTCATCCGAAAATGCCGAACCACCATCACTACCGTTTATTGTTGATAGTGTATATGCCGTATGTAAGGATTCTGTGGTTAAATTAAATAACTCAACAGTGGCACTACCCCCACTAAAAAGATATGCCATTTCTGTTTCCTTATGCATCGTACCTAAATCACTTCTTGCTATATTAGTATCCATCTCAGCGGTGTGTGTATAATTAGTATCGGTTACCATATTAATCGCAGATGTATATGTACCATGTACATTACTCGCACTCTTCCATGCACCATCATTATTAACAGACCATACGTAGAAAATAGTTCTACTACACGCACCTGAAGTATATGATGCAGGATAATCTAACAATTCACCCAAGTGTGATGTTTGATCTGTAGAGTTTACCGTCTTATGTACATTCTTCCAAGGTGATGAGGATTTATACCCTCCCGCCAAATAAGAGTAGTTAATAATTTGATTGAACCTAAAACTGGTTTTACCAAAATTACTTTGATTCGCAATTCTCTCCCAACCAGAATCATTTCCATTACCCGTGTAAACCATTAGAAAACTATTGTCGAAACTACCCGATGTCGTCATTTCTAAGAACATAGATCCTTTTTCAGGTGAGGAAGGTCTATCCGCCTTTGCACCTGAGGGTGGTCTTGTTATTCCCTGACCTCTTAACGACCCACTAATTTCTAAATTTTCAAATATCATATCTATAAATAGTTAATTTCTCCAACCACAATGTCCTGATGATGCACCTGCGTTAACACCTGGTGCTAACCCTGCAGGATTTACCGTACCCGTATCTGTCGTATATGAGAATTTCCAACTTGTATTTGTTTGACCTGTACCATCGTATGTTGCTAACATGTATTGATGGTCTTGTCCTAATGTGAAGTTTTCTTCACCACAATTTTGGTGGGGTTTAGGTACATTACCTATATTGGTTTCAGTAAAGACATCCCATCTTCTCAAATTATAACCCCCATTATATGTACCTTCATTTCCACAATACCCTTTACCAACCTTAGAACTAATCCCTTTCTGTTGTCCACTAGACGCCCATGAGGATGCCCTTGTCTCGAACACATCAGTAGCAAAGTGACATTTGTTTCCACTTTCAGAACCGTAACCGTAACCATAATTTTCATCAGAGAATCCTGATGAACCTAAAGTACTTGTAATAGATGAAGTTGTTGTTACATATGGTGAACCACCAGGATAATAAGTGGTATACATTGTCTCATTTGTTAAATTGAATTTCTCAACTGTTGCTACAGATCCACCAAAAACATACGCAAACTCCGTTTCTTTAAATAGGGTACCACAATCATCTCTCGCATTTAATAAATCCCATTTAGATTGGTGGGTGTATGTTGTTTCATTCACCATATCAATACCTGATGTATGTGTTGAGTGTATGTTAGTTGCGCCTTTATGAGCACCATCCGTATTTGTTGACCAAAGAAATAATTTAGTTTTACTACACGCCCCTGAGGTATAGTTTGCAGGGTAATCTAATAACTCACCTAAGTGAGATGTTTGGTCGGTTGCGTTAATTGTTTTATGTACATTCTTCCAAGGTGAACCTGACTTATATCCACCTGCCAAATATGAATAGTTTATTATTTGTCTGTATTTGAATCCTGTTCTGTCAGTATCTTGCGAACCCACTGGTTCCCAACCATCATCATAATTAGATGAACCAGTGTATGTAACAACGAAACTACCACTTGTAGATTCTTCTAAGTACATAGAACCTATCTCAGGTGAAGTAGGTCTTTCCCCTCTACTACCTCTTGGTATGATAAATTGTCCACTCACGTCAAGTGAACCACTAACTATTACGTTTTCTCTAATCATTTAACTCTTTTTTATCCTGTTACGACTACTCTTCCTGATCTATTTGTTTCAAATTTAACCACAACCACCCCATTTAAAGAATTTATTGCCGAAGGGAAAAATAAATCACCATTACTATCATATACCTGTACAATCACGTTGTCGGTTCCTAAACCATGGGTAAAAGTAACGGTACCCACATTACTGAATGTAGAAACATTAACCGCCGGTATCTTTTTCCAAGATTGCCAAGTATTATTATTTTTACCTCTAACCGCAATTCGTCCACTTCTATAGTCACCCGCAATTTGATGTTGCCATGATGAACTATATATTTGTGAGTAAAGAGCTCCGTCAGTTGCGTTACCTGAGAAGTTTGTCACACCACCTGTGTAGTATGTGATACCCGCACTATTTAAGGAGTCCGCATCAATCCCTCCAGTTGAATTTGTGTTTCTAAATGCAACACCATCAATCATATCCGCCGATCCTGCCGTTGTTGCATAATTTACAGATTGTGAACCAATATTACCTGTAGTAATTAAACCTAATTGACTAATGAAGTCGGCCTTACTATAATATCTAATATAACCATCTCCCGACGCGTAAATTCTACTTATGGTATCTGAAGCACCGTTCGCTCCCGATGTTGTATTAATCCAACCAGCTTGGATATAACCGTTTGCATCTGTACGTACTACTTTATTTGCCTCATTGTTACGTCCCGTATGAAGGTCTAAACCATCAAGTAAATCAGAATCTGCCGCCTTGTCTCCTGTTCCTAAATACCTACCGTCTAAATCGACTGTCTGATTAGTTGCCCCATTCACACTCGCCGTAAGAACACCATTACCAGTATCGAAACTTAATCCATCAACATAGTAATTATCATTTCCACTATCGGTGACTGTTTCTG